ACGTTGGTGTCGGTCTCGACTCTGGCGTTGGTTCAGGCATTCTCGAAGGTCATGTTGGTTATGACTTCGACAACGGTGCTTATGTGCAAGCTGGTCCTGCTGCGATCTTCCCCGACGCAGGCGACAAGGAGCTTGAGCTGACTGGCAAGGCTGGCATTAGCGGCGGCCCTCTCTACGGCGAGGTTTCGTTTGGCACTGGTGATGAGCTTGGCCTTGGTTTTAAGACTGGGGCCAAGTTCAGCTTCTGAGCTATAACTCAGACGACTCCTCACACAGTCAGCAAGAGGCTTCCGAAAGGGGGCCTTTTGTTTACCTATGCCAAAACTCTTTTGCGGCGATTGCCTGCAAGTGCTGAAAACACTTAAAGCCGAAAGCGTTGATTCAGTCGTTACAGACCCTCCTTATGGGCTCAGCTTTATGGGCAAGGACTGGGACTACAAAGTGCCCACCGTTGAAATTTGGCAAGAGTGCCTGCGTGTCTTAAAGCCCGGCGGTCACCTATTGGCTTTTGCTGGCACCCGCACGCAGCATCGGATGTGCGTGAACATCGAAGATGCAGGCTTCGAGATTAGGGACATGATCGCTTGGGTCTACGGCTCAGGCTTCCCTAAATCGCAGAACGTGGGCAAGGCGATTGATAAGGCGGCTGGTGCAAGAGGGCACGATGGACACGGATTTAATGCCGCTGGAATAGGTATCAGTAACGGCGGATCAAAATTTAGGAGTGATCACCCCGACTATGTAAAACCTCAAATGATTACACCAGAAGCCCAGCAATGGGATGGCTGGGGCACTGCATTGAAGCCAGCGTTAGAGCCGATCACCGTGGCGCGTAAGCCGTTCAAGGGCACGGTTGCGAACAATGTGTTGGAACACGGCACTGGTGCGATCAATATCAACGGCTGCAGGGTTGAAGCTGACATCTCGGAAATGGAGGGGCGCAGTGGCCGTTCAACTCCTAACAATGTTTGGGGAGCAGGTATTGGACACGATCAGGCTTGGGAGTCAAACAAACAAGGCCGCTGGCCTGCGAACCTGATCCACGACGGCAGCGATGAGGTTGTCGAGCTAACTGGTGATGCTGCGCGGTTTTTTTATTGCGCTAAGGCGAGTAAGAAAGATCGCGAGGAGGGCAACACACATCCAACCGTAAAACCTACTGATTTGATGGCTTACCTCTGCAGACTCGTTACGCCTAAAGGCGGCACAGTGCTGGATCCCTTTATGGGTTCAGGGAGTACCGGTAAAGCGGCATTGCAAGAAGGCTTTAATTTTGTAGGTATAGAACGCGAGGAGAAATATTTTGAGATCGCTGAAAAAAGGCTAAGTTGCAATCAGTTGTCTTTGACATAGTGCAAAGGGTGCTCAATGTCGTTTCTGCCTGTGCCTTTGTGCTGGCCTTGGCGAACACGGCCGTGATTGTTCTGGCGTTTACTCGCGGCCCGTCAATGGTGAAAAAGCAGCTCAGCGAGCTAAAGCTAGAGCTGACGAAGACGATTCTTGATCAGGTGCCCGTCCCAGAGATCCCTGAGATGCCAAAGCTGCCAACGGAGACAGGCCCTGCGATTCCCTTCAAATAATCATTTTGGTGCCGGTGATTGGGTCGTCGGGTATCTCTTGTCCGGTGATTGGATCAAAGGCTTGATCTTCATGAGCTTCAGGTCCGAAGCCTTCAGCCTTGATTTTTGCCATATCAAGTTCTGGCGCGGGTGCTTGAGGTTTCTGATCAAACGATGCCAACCATTCGCGTAAAGCATCACCAGTTGGTGTGCCTTTGGGCCATTTGACCCATTTGAGGATTGCTTTTGGATCGGTAAATGGTCTGGCAGATTTACCGCACAATACGGTGTAGACAACAGGCGGTCCTTCACGTCTGCGGTTACGTTCAATCCAAAGTTGACCTGCTGTAAACCGCTCTGACTTCATGGAGATCCGAGAGATCGTCGTGCCTGAGATTAACTCGTCTGTTGATCTTCCACAGGTTGCGTTACCGCAAGCGCCGCCGATCACATTGGACATTGGCGTTCCAGTGATCGAGATACCTCACTTCAATCCAATGGATATGGAGCCTGAGGCTGATCCTCCAAGGATCGTTCCACCAAAACCAAAGCCTGCAGAGCCACCAGCTGCAAAGCCACCACCGATCAAACTCCCCAAAAAAGAAGAATCAAAATCAGAAACACCACCAGTAATTCCAGAGCCAACGGTTGAGATGAAGCCACTGCCTCAGCGTATTGTTGAGGCGATTCCAACCATCCCGCAAGCAGTCAATACTGCTGGAACGTCAGCGATTGCGGTGTCAGCTGCTTTGGCAACTCCTTTGCTGCTGAAGGCGATCAGGCCGACCATAAAGAAGTTGGCGAAGAAACTTCAAAAGGCACTGGGTAAGAAGGTCAAAGTAGAAAGCGTCAGGGAGCGGCGGAAGTTCCAGAGGTCGTTACGGAGATAGAATGGGTGTGTGGGACGGGCCGGTGAACACGCACGTCACGACAGACTTTTTCGTAAGGGCTGCCTTTGGCGAAACGGATGCCCTTCATCATTAGCTCTCCGCAATGTTTGAGCCTTGAAATCTCAAAATCGAGCCGTTTGTTAGCGAGCAGCTGCTGCTGGAGCGCAAGCTGCGTATCGACTGCTTTCTTGCATCGATCTTGCAAGCCTTGGTCTAACGGAATGGTGGCTTGGATGGAAAGGCCCACATTCCAGTTGTGGTTGTCTTTTTGCCCGGTGCGTGTGTCCTTAAAGAA